AAACTATATGTCGAGGGCAAAAAAGAAGAATCAGAAGATGTTGGAGAATTTGTCCATAAAGGACTGGCCCAACGTTCCTTTGAGCGGGTCTGGACGGTCTCCGACGATACAAAGGTTGGATCCGTCAGCTTTATTGATGGACTCCTTTCAGTAGAGTTGAAGAAGATAGTTCCAAAACATCATGCAAGAAAAGAATATTTGTGATATAATATTCCTATAGTTATGATTACATGATGGATTATAAAACTTCTGGAGTTGATATTGAAGCTGGAAGATCTTTTGTAGATCAAATTAAAGACACCGTTAAATCCACTCATCGGCCTGAGGTCGTGGGTGGATTTGGTGGTTTCAATGGGATGATGAGAATACCTGAAGGATATGAGAAACCTGTATTAGTTTCTGGTACTGATGGTGTAGGAACTAAAATACATGTTGCTGAATTAAATGCAACTGGTGATCCATCGGTAATGAATGGCATAGGTCTTGATCTTGTTGCAATGTGTGTGAATGATGTAATCACCTGTGGTGCAAAACCATTATACTTCTTGGATTATATCTGTACTTCAGATATAAAATTACATGGGAATTTGGTAAAACATTTAGTTGATGGTATAGCAGAAGGATGCAAGCAATCTGGTTGCAGTCTATTGGGTGGAGAGACAGCAGAGCATCCAAGACGTTCATCAATGGTAGATCCTATTAGGGATGTATCAGGATTTTGTACTGGTATAGTTGAACAAGGAGAAATTATTGATGGTAGTACAATACGTGAGAGTGATGTTATTATAGGAATAGAAAGTAGTGGTGTTCATAGTAATGGGTTTAGTTTGATTAGAGATATGTTGTGGAGGCATAAGTTATATCTTAGTGAGATGCCAGAACTTCTTAATCCTACAATCATCTATGCTCCCGTGGTTGCAAGTCTAATAAAAGATTTTCCTATCATGGGAATGGCACATATAACAGGTGGTGGTATACCAGAGAATCTTCCACGTTGTATTCCTGATGGATTAGAAGCAAGAGTTGATTATAACTCTTGGAGGTTGCCAGAACTCTTTAGTAAGATTCAATTGGCAGGTGAGATTCCAGAAGAAGAGATGAAGAATGTATTCAATCTTGGTATTGGATATTGTGTAGTAGTTCCTGAGAATGTGGTATCATCTGTCCAATTAAGAATAAATGGTCACGGGTTGCAGTCTTGGGTCATTGGTGATATAATACATAAAGGAAAATAAAAACTATGAGCGTACAACTCGTATTACTAAAATCTGGTGAAGAGGTCATTGCTGACATTAAGGAGTTTCGTAACTCTGAAGATGAATTGGTATCTTACCTTTTTAAGGATCCTCATTGTGTAAAAGTTAAAACTTCTCAAGTTCTAGTAGAAGAAGAAGGTACGCCAAGACATGAGGTTTTGTATTACAAATGGATGTCATTATCTAAGGATAGTGATATTATTGTAAATAAGGATTGGGTAGTTTGTATTACTGATCCACTAGATAGCATTACTAAATCTTATACGGAGAAAATGGATGGAAGACGATCTGATGATCCAGACGGATCTGCCAACGGATCAGATGTTGGAACCAGCGGAGCAGGAAGTGGAGGAGGAACTTCCAGTTCAGGTACTGTACTTAACGAATAATCTGAGGTTGATCTCTCAGATTAGTGAGGTACTAGCTGACATTGGGCAACCTGATTGCAAGTTAATTAATCCATGTGTTATTGACAAGGATGGTAAACTTACTAAGTGGATGTCCAGTCTGACTGATAATACAGAAATGTTTATGAGTTCAGATAAAATTTTGACACTGGTTGATCCCAATCAGAAAATACTTGATGATTACGTAAACATTATTCAATGAGATTCTACACCAATGTCCATCAACGGTTTAATGAAATTCTTGTCCGTGGATATGAGAATGGCCGCCATTTTACTACGAAGGAAACATTTTATCCCACTCTTTATGTTCCTTCTAAGAAAGAATCAAAGTATAAAACTTTAGATGGTAAAAGTGTAGAACCAATAAAACCAGGTAAGATATCTGATTGTAAGGAATTCAATGAGAAGTATTCTGGTGTACAGGGATTTGATGTATATGGAAATGATCGTTATATTTGTCAGTATATTGCCGAGAATTATCCAGAGGAAGAGATTAAGTTTGATATAAGTAAAATTAATTTAGTCACAATTGACATTGAGGTTGCTGCAGAGAGTGGTTTCCCTGATGTCTTTAATTGTGCAGAGGAATTGCTTGCAATCACATTACAGGATTATACAACAAAGCAGATTATATGTTTTGCATCAAGACCATTCAATAATACTCGTAAGGATGTAAAGTATGTTCTTTGTCGTGATGAGTATAATCTGATTGATAGATTCCTAGAGTATTGGCAATCCAATCCACCAGAAGTTGTGACTGGATGGAACTGTGAGTTGTATGATATACCTTATATTGTTGGAAGAATAGAAAGATTGATGGGTGAGAAGACTGTTCGTAAACTTTCTCCTTGGGGTTATGTCCGTAAGAGGGATCTTACATTGCATGGTCGTCAACAGATTGCTTGTGAGATGGCAGGTATATCTGTAATTGATTATCTTGATCTATACAGAAAGTTTACTTATAAGGCACAAGAATCTTATAGGTTGGATCATATTGCTAACGTTGAACTTGGTCAAAAGAAATTAGACCACAGTGAATTTGATACCTTTAAGGATTTCTATACAGGAAACTGGCAGAAGTTTATTGAATATAATATAAAGGACGTTGAACTTGTAGACCAACTTGAGGATAAGATGAAGTTAATTGAACTTTGTCTTACTATGGCGTATGATGCTAAAATAAATTATAATGATGTATTCTTCCAAGTTCGTACTTGGGATGCTATAATATACAATTACTTGAAGAGGAAGAATATTGTCATTCCACCAAAGGTACGAACAGACAAAGACACACAGTACGCAGGAGCTTATGTTAAGGAACCGAAACCAGGACGCTATGATTGGGTGGTCAGTTTTGACCTTAATAGTTTGTACCCTCATCTTATTATGCAGTACAATATCAGTCCAGAAACCCTCCGGGAGACTAGACATCCCAGCTCGAGCGTTGAACGGATTCTAAATGAAGAGATAACAGATTTTAATCCTGAGTATGCAACGTGTGCAAATGGAGCACAGTATCGTAAAGATGTGCGTGGGTTCTTGCCAGAACTTATGGAGAAAATGTATAGCGAGAGAGTTATATTTAAGAAGAAGATGATTGAGGCGAAGAAACAATATGAAAAGCAACCAAGTAAAGCACTTACTAAAGAGATTGCTAGATGTAATAATATCCAGATGGCAAAGAAGATATCTCTTAACAGTGCTTATGGTGCTATTGGTAATCAGTACTTTAGGTACTTTAAGTTAGCAAATGCAGAGGCGATTACTCTTTCTGGTCAGGTTTCTATTCGTTGGATAGAGAATAGAATGAATAGAAAGTTAAACAACATTTTGAAAACAGAGGAGATTGATTATGTTATTGCTTCAGATACTGACTCCATTTATCTTAATATGGGGCCTTTTGTTGACGCTATATTCAAAGGGCGAGAGGCGACTACTGAAGAGATCGTTAATTTCCTTGATAAGGTGTGTGAGGTGGAATTCCAAAAATATATTGAGAATTCTTATGAAGCGTTGGCCAAGTACGTAAATGCTTATGACCAGAAGATGTTTATGGCAAGAGAGAACATTGCTGATCGTGGAATATGGACTGCCAAGAAAAGATACATTTTGAATGTATGGGATAGTGAGGGTGTTCGTTATGCTGATCCCAAACTCAAGATAATGGGTCTAGAAGCAGTCAAGTCATCAACTCCTGCTCCGTGTCGCCAAATGATTAAGGACGGTCTGAAGGTCATTATGAGTGGTACAGAGGATGAAATGATTGAGTATATTGAGAATTGTAGGACAGAATTTAAGTCACTTCCACCAGAAGAAATATCTTTTCCAAGATCAGTTTCTAATGTGATTAAGTATAAAGGTGTTAATACGATATATGCAAAAGGAACACCGATGCATGTACGAGGTGCATTGTTGTTCAATCATTATGTTAAAGAAAGAAAACTTGATAAGAAATATGCATACATACAAAACGGTGAAAAGATTAAGTTCTGCTATTTGAAGAATCCCAATCCAACAAGGGAGAATGTTATTTCTTTTATTCAGGATTTTCCAAAGGAACTTGACTTGGTTAGATTTGTTGATTATGAGACACAGTTTAATAAAGCATTCTTAGATCCTGTAAAGGCAATTCTCAACTCTATTGGGTGGTCTGATGAGAAGAAGATTACTCTTGATAGTTTTTTTGGATGAAGTGGACTGTAGTATGGTCTGTATATGATGAAAAGGTTTTTGGACCAACGCAACATTATAAAGAGTTTGAAGATCACAAAAATGCAAAGTGGTTTGCCAAAGAGATGGAAAAGTGTTATAATTGGTCTATCTGTGTACGGAGTAAACTTCTAGAGGATCTGTAATGTCCAACAAAACAACTTTAACAATTGAAAGTGTTATCGAATTTATTAAAGAGAAGTGGCAAGTATTTGGAGCATGTGCTCTAATTATTTTTGTTCTTCAACTTTTATCATCCAAGATACTTTTATCAGTCTTTCTCGGTTTAGCATTTTCTTTTTTACTACCATCTGATTCAGTTAAGAAAGTAGTAAAGAAAGTAACTAAGAAGGAGGAAACGAAAGTAACTAAGAAGGAGGAATAGTGGATTTACCCATTAACAAAGAAGAGTTTGATGAAATTGTCGATGCTCTTTGTAATGAGCATTGGCAACCAAATAAAAGAGAGTTTAGAAATGAACTCTCTCAAAAAATGAAGTTAGTTAAGGAAGTTATGAATGAGAATCCTGGCGGACCTTATAAAAAAATACTTCGTGAACAACATGGAATGGTGATCTAATGGATTTTTTAAAAGACATCGTAAAGGAGATTGGTGATGACTTCACCCAACTCGCAGCAGACATCGACGGACGAGAAGAATTCGTCGATACCGGCTCATACATCTTTAATGCAATGGTTAGCGGTTCCATTTATGGTGGCGTATCTAGGAATAAGATTACTGCCATTGCTGGTGAGTCTAGTACTGGTAAAACTTTTTTCGCCCTCGCAGTGGTTAAGAACTTCCTTGATTCTAATCCTGATGGTTATTGTCTCTATTTTGATACTGAAGCCGCAATTAATAAACCATTATTGGAATCTCGTGGTATAGATTTAAAGAGATTAGTTGTTGTAAACGTAGTCACCATAGAGGATTTCAGGCAGAAAGCATTGAAAGCGGTTGATATGTATCTAAATACTAAGATAGAGGATCGCAAACCCTGCATGTTTGTGTTAGACTCTCTGGGTATGCTTTCTACAGAGAAAGAAATACGAGATGCATTGGATGAGAAACAGGTAAGGGACATGACCAAATCCCAACTTGTTAAAGGTGCATTTAGAATGCTAACCCTAAAACTTGGTCAAGCAAACATTCCACTTATAGTAACCAATCACACCTACGATGTTATCGGATCTTATGTCCCTACTAAAGAAATGGGAGGCGGCTCTGGTCTCAAATATGCCTCAAGTACAATCGTTTATCTCACTAAAAAAAAGGAAAAGGATCAGAAAGAGGTTATTGGGAACATTATCAAAGCTAAGGCAGTTAAAAGTAGACTCTCTAAAGAAAATAGAGAAGTAAATATACGTCTCTATTATGACGAACGTGGATTAGACCGTTACTATGGTCTATTGGAACTTGGCGAGATTGGAGATCTTTGGCAGAATAAAGCTGGACGATATGAAATTGGAGGTAAGAAACTATATGCTAAACAAATTCTTGCTGATCCTGAAACATATTTCACTCCCGAAGTGATGCAAGCTTTAGATGAGGTTGCACAAAAACATTTTAGTTATGGATCTTCTTGATGGAAAATGTTGAAACAACCATTCTCAAAAACTTAATATTTAATGATGAGTATTCTAGAAAGGTTTTACCTTTCATAAACAAGGAATATTTTGAGAGTTATCATGAGAAAGTAATCTTTGAAGAGACTGAAAAGTTCATAGTACAGTATAATAATCTTCCCACAAAAGAAGCAATTATTATTGAGTCCGAGAAGAGAACAGATATAAGTGATGATGGGTTTAAGAGTATATGTGATGAAGTTGGTAAACTAGAAGATACTCCAAATGATTTGCAATGGTTACTTGATACTACAGAAAAGTGGTGTAAGGATCGTGCTATCTATCTTGCATTAGTTGAGTCCATTAGTATTGCTGATGGTAATAGTGAAAAGAAAAATCAAGATGCAATTCCATCTATTCTTTCTGATGCATTAGCAGTAAGTTTTGACAATCAAGTAGGTCACGATTATCTACAAGACTATGAACAAAGGTATGAATTCTACCACAAAGAAGAAGAGAAGATCCCGTTTGATCTGGAATTCTTTAACAAAGTTACGAAAGGAGGTCTACCGAATAAGACTCTCAACATTGCTCTTGCTGGCACAGGGGTTGGAAAATCTTTATTCATGTGTCATGTGGCTAGCGCAAGTTTACTCCAAGGAAAAAACGTCCTCTACATCACTCTCGAAATGGCAGAGGAGAAAATTGCGGAGAGGATTGATGCTAATTTACTTAATGTCAATATACAAGAAATAACCAATCTTCCTCAAGTAATGTTTGAGAATAAGGTTACTAAGTTGGCAAAGAAAACGCAAGGATCGTTAATTATAAAAGAGTACCCCACTGCATCTGCTCATTCAGGACATTTTAAATCATTACTAAATGAACTGGCATTGAAGAAATCATTCAGACCTGATATAATATTCATAGACTACTTAAACATTTGTGCATCATCACGATACAAAGCAAACGGAAATGTCAATTCCTACTCATACATCAAAGCAATCGCAGAGGAATTACGGGGTCTCGCAGTTGAGGCGAACGTTCCGATTGTATCTGCCACTCAAACTACTCGTAGCGGTTATGGTAATAGTGATGTTGATCTTACTGACACCTCTGAATCTTTTGGACTCCCTGCTACTGCTGACCTTATGTTTGCCCTTATTTCTACAGAAGAGTTGGAAGGGTTGAATCAAATAATGGTCAAACAGTTGAAGAATAGATATAATGATCCTACTATGAATAAAAGATTTGTAGTTGGGATTGACAGGGCAAAAATGAGACTATATGACTGTGAACAATCAGCACAGGATGATATAGTTGACAGTGGCCAAGAAGAAGAGTATAATAAACCAGAAGATAAGTTATTAACAAAGTTCGCCGCATTGAAATTCTAATGACTAAAATTAAACACGTCGATTTTAATAAATACACTGAGTTCGTTGATGCTGTTACATCTGACGAATCCAAAGACTTTCTATCACTATCTGATCGTTTAGTAGAACTAGATGAAAAGGGTGCCAATATAGAAAGACTACTCACTGCTGGTGTTGGTTTAAATGCTGAAGCAGGTGAGTTTTTAGAGATAATTAAGAAGATGATATTCCAAGGAAAACCTTGGAGTGAGGATAATAGAGAGCATCTTGTTATTGAATTGGGTGATGTGATATGGTATGCAGCAAATGCATGTATGGCACTTGAAATTCCATTTGATGAAGTAGTTGCTTACAATGTTAAGAAGTTAAAGAAGAGATATCCAGGTGGCCAGTTTGACGTTTACTATTCAGAAAACCGAGAGGAAGGAGACCTATGAAGACCACAGAATCTTACGAACAGTTACTTGTTCGTTTTCAGAAAAGAGTTCCTCAATTGCAGGAACGATTAAGAGAAATACGAGAAGGTGACATGCCAAGATTGGTAGAAGAAGAAAAGAAACTTGAACTTGATCTTGCAAGAGTAGAAGGATCTCTTCAATGTATAGAGTATCTTGCTTATGGTAGATTACCTCATGATGGAAATCATGATGGAATGGAAGATCACAAACCAGAGGATAATGTAGTGTCATTCAAACGTCATGGAAGTTTGGATGCATTGGACTAAATAACTTTAGATATGGAGTGGAAATGCTACACATGAGAGAACAATTGTTAAAGGCTCTTTTAGCACATGCTAATGGTGAGATTGCTAAACATAAAGCCAATGTAGAAGTATTCTTAGAGCATCCTACAGGAGTAGGTGATCATCCAGATGTATTGGAAACCTTATCAGGTGAGATAGATAAGATTGCACGTTACCATGATCAGATTGAAGTTATTAACAAGTATTTCAGAGCATCGAGTGATAAATAGTTAGTTAACGTACTATTCACATTACATGCAACCCGACCACGATCATCAAGTATCCGACAGAAAATACGCAAAAAAACTTATTAAAATTGCAAAAAAACATCCAGAGTATTATAGTAAGGAAGAAGTCAGATTCGCTAAGAGAATGAAAAAGTTACTTAAGAAAAGGAAGGAAGATTAAATGACTGTTTCTGAAGACCATCTTGGTTTGAATATGGCATTGAATGATGCCCAAAAGGAAGAAGGTACTGATATAAAAATCAAAAGTGCCAGTTCTAAAATGGTCTTCTATAAAGTCACATCTAAGAATAGAAGCATAACTAAACCAAATATAGAAAGATTATTATCGCATTATAAAGTTTACACAGGTATTCTCAATATCAATAAGAATGTTAATTCTTCAATGGAGGGAACTGAGTGTAAGATGTCTGATGGCACTGTACTTAGATTTGAGTATAAACCAAAATCAGGTGGTATGAGCATGACCACTTTGAATTCTTCTATCACGGAGTTGTTTCCTTGTATAGCATGGGAAACTGGTTGTTGGGAAGGTTTTAATGGAAATAATAAGGATGCATGGAAATTGATAAAAGATAATACTCATGCTGGTTTGAATTGTTTTCTTGACACTAAAGATGCAACGGCAGGAATTGCGTTTGTGGAAGCTGCAGATCAAGGTTCTTTTCAAGAGAAAGTCACTAATGCTAGAAATATATACAAATGGTTGAAGAGTATAGAGAAGCAACAAGCTAAATCAAATCCTCTTGCTGTTGTGTATTGGGGATATAGAAAGAAACCAGGTAAGATTGCTTCTAATCATCCAGGGGATATGTTTTTGCAGTGGAATGATGGTACGTATCTTGGAGTTAGTTTGAAGGCAGGTACTGCAACGTCTGCTGAACCAAAACTTAATACTTATGTAAAACCTGTATTTGATTTTTATGCAGACAATGGTTATCCAACAGCAAGAAATTTATATACTAAGATTAAAGACCTTCTCTGGCCAAATTATTTGAAGATACCAGGATTTGAACAGAGTGATTTTAGACTTTGGGGTAGTAAGACACTTGCTGATAAAACATTTAAGTTTGAGAAAACAGATTCAACGACATACAATCAATTGTATGATGAAAATTTGGGTATTATAAAGGAGCAAATAGTTCAGTTGATGAATGCTAGTCCCAGTACGACAAAGAAATATATTTCTCAAAACTTGGCACTGAAGGGTTTAGATCCACCTGTGATTGTAATTAAAGCAACTCAAACTACTGCAAGTAAAGATGATACAACTGAACAATTACTAAGAGCTCTTGCTCAAAAGAGTTCTGGAGCAGTTGCATCATCACCACCACCAAGTCAGAAAGGTAGAGGAGGGAAACAGGCATTCAATGTATTACTTCATGATGGTGTTCATCTCAATTTAGATTTTACTGCCCGTACTAATAAAGCTGGTTCTGGACATAAACTAGGACAATTTGAGAATTTAGCAGTGAAGTTCAATAAGGTAAGCAAAGTAAAAGGATAAATATAAAAAAAGCGTCTTTTAATTCAAATGGATCTCCGAGAAGTATATGCTGCTTATAAAACCATAGCAGAAGATGAGAAGTATGGTTATGACAAAGATGGTAATTCTTTGAATCCCAAAGATAAGGATAAAAAGAAAAAGAAAGATACCACTAAGAATAAAGATGAGAAGTGGCAAGATAGCGATGGTGATGGTAAGTGGTATGAAGAAGGAGAAGACGTAAAGAAAGAAGCAATTGATCTTGCTGCTGATTACTTTTTAGAAGAAGGTATCGATGGGGAAGAATTGGATGTCATCATTGAAGATGTAGGACTTGATGATTTTGTTGAGTTTGTTTTCGAGGAGAGAGAAGCAAGAAAGGCAAGAGCAAGTGCTCCATCATATGCAAAAGTAAAGGCATCTGTTGATTCATCTGATGCTGCTAAGAAGAAAGCAGGTAAGGGTGAATACTCTGCTGCATATAAGAAGAAAGAAACTGATGTCACCAACTATGATGACACTCCAGCAAAGGTATCAGTTAAGAAAGTTAAGAAGTCAGTAGCAAAAGCAAAGGCAGCAAAACCTGTAGCAAAACCAGTTGCCAAGAAAGAAGCACCTGCTAAGAAGAAAGAAGGACTTATTTCTAAGATTGGTAGTGCTTATACGAAAGGAGTAGAACGTCATAAGGCTGCAAGAGCAAAGGGTAGAGTACCAGAAAAACGTGCTAAGGAATTTGCAAAGGGAGTTGCATCTGGTGTTAAGGATACTGTTAAGTTTGCTGGTAAAGTGAAGAAAGCAGTAGTCGGTGAAACACTTCTTGCACTACTTGATACTCTTGAGGAAGGTGCAGAAATTGACAAGTTTGATGCAGTACTTGCATACTTAATTGATGAGCAGATTGCAGAAGACTTTGATGCTGCTAATAAAGCAATGACATCATTGAGTGAATCATTAGTTGATGAAATTTTTGCAGAGCAAAAAAGAATTATTGCTTGGGATAACTATGCAACTGAAAATGCATGGAAAGAAGGATACCAACGCAATCCTGAAAAAGGTGAAGAAGAAGAAAGGAAAAGGAGTAAGAAAGTTCCTGGAGAAAGAACTCCTATGCCACCAAGAGGTGATAAGCGTAGAGAGGACTTCGAGAAATGGTATGCTGCTAACGTAAGATGAATACACTTAACACCTTCCGTTCTCTACGTGAGAGAACAATGACAACAAAAGAAAAGTCAAAAGAAGATCGTCTTAAAGATAAGTATGATGATTCCAGCATGAAAAATAACATGAAGGATCAGTATGGTGAAGAGGAAGGCGAAAAAGTTTATTATGCTACAATTCGCAAGCAAGCTATGAAGAAAGAGGAAGTGGAAGTAGATGAGGCAGTAATTGCACCAGCACTTGCTGCTGCAGGTGGAATTGTTGGTGGAGTTCTTGCTGGTGCAGGTAAAGTAGTTGGTGGTGCCATTGATGGTGCAGGAAGTATTGCTAAAGGTTCAGTTAAAGCTGTAAAGAAAGTTAAAAAAGGTATTGAAGAACCAGTGGAAGAAGGTGTCATTGATGTTGTCAAGAAAGGTGCTAAACGTCATGCAAAGGCAATACAAGCAAAGAAAATTAAGGATAGGAAAGCAGTTCCTTATGCGGCACTAGCAGCAGAGCACGAACCAGAAGGTGAACTGGTTGATGAAAAAATAGAAAGTTTTGAGATAGATAAGTCTGCTCACAAGAAAGCACAAAAGAAATCAAAGATGCGTAACCTTGCAAGAGGTAATGAGAACCCTAATGAGAAAGCAGCAGCAGAAAAGAAAGCAGGTGGACCAAAATTAGTTGGTGAAAATCAGCAGCAATATGAAGACTTCAAACAATTTCCAGAGAAAAAAGTATCAAGAAAAATTCAAAGAGAAAAAGATAAACTTTCTGCAGGAGCTCTAGCAGGATCCAAAGCATCGGGAAGTCAGATTCAAGGAAGGCAACAGCAATTGAATCGTAAACGGGCAGGTAGAATTATGAAAATGAGTAGAACCATGAACTCTAAAACA